ACATCTAAAGTTCCGATTCCGTATCCGGAATACCCGACTACAGCCCGGGTATATAATTCAGTCTGTGACGTTAAACGTGGACTGCACTTATACACTAAGTCTAAGAAATCAAAGTGTCTTCATGCAGCAGGGTACTTTGTTATGGACCAAAACGGCACCAAAGTGATTGTTTTTTGTCCTAAATACATCTTTATCCAACGTTATCCGTATGAAGGTCCCTTCAAAACTGAATCGGAAGCTAAAAGTAAGATAAATATCTATGATGATACACATTAAACGCTTCATCGATAAAATGTCGTTGGTCGAATCCAAACAGTCGAAAGATGTGGTTCTTCCTATATCCGACGCACGTGGCTTACGTGATGAAGTGACCAAACTACTATCAGACCTACACGAGCTATCACAAACCGACAAAAGTAATGTAAATGACGAAGTTATACAGGTAGAGATTAAAGGCGGCTCGTTTAAATGAGTAGAACACAACCAAATGTACTAGTAGAGTACGTAGATAAGAAGACCTATAAGTGCGACCAAATTGTCGAGGCTGCTGGTATTTGGGCTGTGTTCTATGACGATCAACCAATCAACTTGAAATCTTCGCATTACTTAGCTAATGATGTTGCTCCCAAATACAAGAAAACAAGCTTTTCAAATCCAGGTCATGCTAGAAATCTGTGCAGAAAATTGAACGCACAATTCAAGACTGATAAGTTTACCGTTGTGTTTATGAACAGCGGTAGAACGGTCTACCCCGATGACTTATCCCAAGACCAAACTTGAAATAGTAAAACTAATACTAAATGAAGCTAAGGACGATCCAGATTTTCCTTGGAAAGACATTGCACCGGATAAGTTAGTATTTGATTGGTTTGTCACAGGTAGAGTTGGTTCTGGATTACGACTTACTGATGTTGGCATGACTGCATTTGACAAAGCTAAGATAGCTTATTATGACTTCAACTTTACTCCTCCCAAAGGTACTACCGGGGGAAGTAGTTGGGGAAAGTATACATTGATGCTTGACAAAAAGGTTAAATGTCCGTACTACATCGGCGTTAAACTGCTTGACAATGGCAAGAAACAACCGTATATTAAACTATACGACCATAGAATAGCAATGATGATGACACTATACGGAGACTTTCAAAGCTACTTAGATTCGGTTAAATAGTATTTGTTTTTGTTCGCACTTGCAGCATAAATAAAACGTAGCAAAGCTACATCACACACAGAGGAAAAAATTATGAAGAATATCGCAATCAGCCTTTTAGCGGCTCTCACACTATCAACCCCAGCACTTGCTTCTTGGAAGACTGAATTGTTCACCAAGCTTGATGCAGACACTAGCGGGGAAATCACCCTTACTGAATTGACTGGCGCTGGTTGCCGCACTCAGCCGAAGTTTTTTGCTTATGCCGATGCAGACCGTAGCAATGGCCTTTCAAAGGTAGAATACTTCGCCAACCGTGACCTTCTCGGTCGTTGCAACTAAAATGCTTAAGATTTTAATTGAAAACACCGCAGAGGCTATCCAAACTTCAAAGAAGATTTTTGTAGATACTTTTGTGAAGCACGAAGGTCTAGCAAAAAACATGCATGACTTTGTAGATGCTCAACACGAGTATACTAAGAAGGCAATTGATGTTGGTTTTACTACTGCCAGCAATATGCATAAGACAGTAACAGATAAGTCGTTTTACACTGAAACTATGAAAAAAATGCAGGATTCTGCACAGTTCATGTTTAAGACACAAAAATAATGGAGATACGATATGAGTGATAGCAAGATTCCAGGACTTCCTGAAATTAAGTTCAATAAGAATGGATATGAAATCCGTTCTGATATTTTGGGCCTAGCTGAAAAGCTGGTCATTGAAGAATATAAAGCCAAATTATTTGGTTGGGAAGTCTCGCAATCAAAAGATGACGAAGGTAAGATTGTTACCAAAGTCTCGGCTCCAGAGTTTCCAGGGCTTGAAAAGGTCCTTGAGACTGCACAAAAGATGTATGATTTTGTAAATCAGAATCCAAAAAAGTAAAAAAACGGTTGACAAAAGGTCTCCTTGGAGCTATAGTGATAATATAGCTTCTAAGGAGATTTTTTATGGGTAACGAAGATTTTGTCAGCTACGTGCTTAGCTTCTATAACGGCATTGATGGCATCTACAAAGACGTAGACGCTACCTCTGCCGAAGTCGTAGCAGCTACCCGCAAGCTTGAAAAGATGTATCGCAGCAACGGCGAAGAGCCTGTTTATGACAGCATCGACCGTGAGCGTGTTCGTGACTTTATCCTAGAGGGGCGCAAGTAATGGAATTCATATTCATGTTTTTGCTGGCATTTATTGCAGCGATTGTAGGAGTTTTTTACTTTTTACTCGCAATCTTTGCTATGTTGCTCCCCATCATCTTTTGGGTTTTTCTGATTTGGTTGGTTATTCGCATAATTAAGAAATATACCTAAAAAAACGGTTGACATTACTTACCCATTTTGCTATAGTGAATATATAGCAAGGAGATACTAAATGGCTCGTGAGATTCGCCCTTCATACAAGACTACTGATGTTTTTGCTGCTGCGTGTGCTGCACATCGCGCCAACTGTGGCTATCTTAAGATTGGTGCTACCGACGATGAAGGCAATGTTATTCGTCTCCCTAACAAGATTCTCATCCGTCAGTTTCTTGATGCTTCATTTGACATTCGTGACGAAGACCGTGAACTTAGCGAAAAGGTCATTCAGCATTGTCAGAGCCTGACTTTCAAGATGCTTACTGATCGCAAATTGTCTGAATTTGAACAAAATATGCTTCGTGTCGTTGAAACCGAAGCGATTGGTAGCAACTACGACATTGCTATAATTTCTTCACTTCCTGCTGCGTATATTCGGGCGAATGAGCGCAAGACTGTTGATGCTCGTGTCAACGCTGCTACTGGATTCGTTGGTCAAGTCGGCGATAAGATTAAGTTTACTGCTGAAATCCTTCGTTGCAACTTCTCCGAACAGTGGGGAACCTTTTTCGTCACTGCTATTACGCCTGACAATAAGGTAATCTTCTTTGCCCATCGCAACAAGTTGGAAGTTACTTCTAATGTCAATGGTGAAGGCAAGGTCAAACGCCATCGTAATGAGCGTGAAGATAGCACCCAGCTTAACTATGTGAAGATAGTATGAGTGCCGAAAAAGAAAATTTATTCCGTACATTGCGTGAAGAGGAACTGCTCGTGACCTTTTGGGGCTGTAGAATTGGCTGGCATAAGTGGCAGAAATGGGGCAAAGCATATAAAGAATCCTATTATCACGCACAGGACCGGCATTGTGATTCCTGTAATAAGTTTTCCCGTAAACAAATAAAGCTTCCCCTATGACCGATTGGATGAAGTACCTTTTTGTTTGACATTCATCCTCTAATGTAGTATAAAGAAGATTATGAGCGCAAGTTTTATTACACAACTAAACGAAGATAACGGACGCCTGCATAAGGAAGATGTTATCAAGCAAGCACTAACTGCTGCTAAACTCGGCAATACAGTATCCATCAACTTCTTGCAGGGTCTTAAGCTTTGCTACAATCCATATGTCACATTCGGTGTCAAGCAGATTCCCGAGAGTATCGGTATCGTTGACGCCGAAAATCCGTATGAGGAGTTCTTTGAACTGCTTACTAAGCTTCAACAGCGTGAACTTACGGGCCATGATGCTCGTGACGCAATCGCAGAAATGTCCGAACGATTTGATAGCGAAGAATGGAATCTATTCCTAGCTCCTATCCTTCGTCGTGATATGCGCAGCGGCATTAGTTCTACTACAGTGAACAAGATTTGCAAAGGTACGGAGTGGGAGATTCCTATCTTCACTTGCCAGTTAAGCGTCTTGAGCCTAAGCTGGATGGCGTTCGTGTATTGATGCTAGTATCTATGCTAGACAGTGGAATATATGCTACTTGCTATAGCCGCAATGGTAAGGTCTTTGAAAACTTTAAGCACATTGAAGACCAAGTACTTGATAACATTTTTGAGTTGCTGAACGCGCCTAGCAAAACTAAACACACTAGCAGCGGGGCGTTGATGCAAAGTTTTGTATTTGACGGTGAAGTTGTTGGTAATAGTTTCCAAGAACTAATGCGTCAGGCTCGTCGTAAAGAAAATGTAACAGCAGAAGATAGTGTATTTCATATCTTTGATATTATACCCCTTGCTGACTTTAACCGAGGTCATTGGAACGCACAGTTGCATAAGCGTATTGAACTACTTCATGCGATGGAGTCTGCAATTGACAAGATGCCTAATGTAGAATTGCTTCCCCATCTCCAAGTTGATCTTGATACTCACGAGGGCAAAAATCAACTTGAGAGGTATGCAAAAGCTATGGTTGCTGCTGGATTTGAGGGCATTATGATTAAGAACCTTGATGCTCCCTATCTCTGCAAGCGTAGCACTGACTGGATGAAGTGGAAGCCTACTATCACGGTTGACCTTGAAGTGATTGGTCTTGAAGAAGGTACCGGTCGTAACAAGAACCGTTTGGGTGCATTGGTATGTAATGGTGTTGATGATGGTAAAGAAATTACTGTCAATGCAGGTAGTGGATTCAGTGACGCAGAGCGTGATAGTCTTTGGGCAGACCGTAACTTGATATTTGGTCGCACAGTTGAGATTATGGCTGATGCTATTACGCAGAACCAAGATGGTACATATTCGTTGCGCTTCCCGCGCTTCGTTAGATTTAGGGATGATAAAGCATGAACATTAAACTTAAAGCAACACTAATTACCTTAGCTATGCTACTTATTGCAGTTGCATTGATATATACTATCGCAAAGTTTCCAGCAGTATTAGTTTTTGCTGCG